GTTACGTATGTTGTCATGTTTCCTCCTATACATTTGAAATTAAGGTACTAAGTACCTCGGATAGCTGTTGACTAGGTAGTTGTAAAAACTCAGTATGCCCACTACCTGTAAATCCACTATATAGGTAGTCATTGAACTTGTCAAGTATACTTTTCTCCAGTCTTCTGGCATTAGGTACTACCGCAAGAAATAACACAATAGGAGTAACACGGTTAATGCTAGCTACTTCACTTATTCTAGAAGTACCTCTCAATAAATTAGTTGTACCTACCTTATATATATCAGTACCTTTCACTAACCATAAGTAAATTACAGTAGATAACATAGTACTACACTCAGCACAACCTTGGTTTCTCAAGTGCTTGTTTGCAGATATACTAAAGTCCCCATGTACCTTACATGTTACAGTTAGTTTGTCCTTATCTGAGTTACCATAGACTGAACTACCGTAGCTGTATCTCCCCTTATGTAGCTTATTTGCCCTATAAATAAACACTCCGGTCTTCTCCGCAGTAGTGTTAGTTCGTTTTAGCCTACCTGTTGGTGTTAGGTAGTTAGTTAGTTCTGCATCCGAGTCTATAGATATAGGTTGCATGTTGGCTAGGTCTTTCATATTATGTAATTGGCCCTTTTCTTTTTTTAAGGTAATAAAAAAGGCCTTGGAGAGTATCCAAGGCCTTTTTTAAGTAGTTACTTAGTCCCTAAGGATTAAGCATCATATGCTAGAGAAACAACGTTGTCACCAGCGAAGTAACGCTGAAGGTTGATACGCTGTGTAACGTAGTAAGCATCTGTTTGTAGAGCTTGGATACGTTCGTATTCTGCAGTTACAGCACGTTGGCGTGGAACAACAAAGTCAGGCTTGTAAACTAGTACAGCACAAACTGTAGTGGCTGCCTTGTCTACGAAGTACTCAGAAACGATAACAGGTAGACCGTAGATACGACCAACTTGACCCTGTAGTTTCATAGCAGCTGCACCAACCTGGTCAACATCCTGCCACTCATCATCATCCATTAGATCGTAGTAAACGTCTAAAGAAACAACAAGAGCTAGATCACTCATACGAGTACCTTTACGACCCATCACACGACGCATAGAAAGTAACTCTTTAGCAGATACTTTAGAAGTAGCAGTAGCACCAGAAGCAGCAGAAGTAACTTCTGAGTTATCTGTATCAGCTAGTGTAACTAGACCAGTAGGTTTACCAACACCGTCTCCACGTAGGAAAGCGATTTCGATTGCTTCTGCATGAGCTTCAACTAAACGTCTACGGATAATAGCCAATAGAGGAGTAATTGCATCTTCTTTTGTCTCATCAGTCATGTAAGCCTTACAAGCTAGCTTGTGAGTCTGGAATGTGATGTTTGTTAGTGCGGTAGTGTGTTCTCCACCAACTGTAGCAGCTTCACCGAAAGATGCAGCAGCAACCCATGTAGCGCCAGTAGCGGTACGGTCAGCTTCGATTTGCATTGTAAGCAACTTAGAAGTCATTGGTAGTTCTTGGAACAAGTCACCGATAACCAAGCGCTTCTGAACATCACGTAGGATGCGGCTTGAGAATACAGTTTCGTAGTCTTCGTCTGATACTTCGATAGACGAGCTATCGTTAACAGTCTTAACAACGCTTGCTCCGAAGTCTGTATCACCAACTGAACCAACACGCATTAGGCTCTTAACCATAGCTGCCTGTTCCATTAACTCTTCAAGATCGCTGTTTGACTTAACTAATGCGCCATTTGGTGCAACAACAATATCACGGCCGTCACGGCGAGCTAGTAATGTTTTAATTTCCTGTGCTTGTGTAGCAATTGCGTCCTGCTGTGTTTCTACTGCCTGAGCAAAAGTTTCAGCGTTCTTAGCAATCTGTGCTTCTAGACCTTTGATAGTTTCGTTAGCTGCTTCAAAAGCTTTTAGCTCAACACCACCCTTACCTTCTAGAAACTTCTCGATACGTGCTTCGAATAATGCTTCTTCAGCAATTGCTGCTTCTTTCTTTGTAACTGACTCTAGGTGTTTAGCAACTGCGTCTAATTTGTCTAGGCCAAGTTCAGCGCGTAATGCGTTAACATCGATATCCATAATATAATTCCTTAATTATTGTCTACCCAACAGGTAGATTAGTTTCTCTAATTCAGATTTGAATGTAGGTGTTTCTTCTAGTAATGGTGCAACTGTTTCAGTTACGCCTTTGATTTTATCAATCTCTGCGATAGCTTCTTTACGAAGTTCTTCGTAAGAGCCGTCAGAGCGCATAGATTTAGCTAACTCAAAAGTACAATCTTGGTTGCACGGGACAGATACGATTGAAATCTCAAACAACTCTAATTCTGTGATTAGAAAGGTCTCTGAGCCTTCATCGAATTTGTAATCTTTAAGTCGGAAGCCTATGGAGAACGTTGATAGTGCCCCTGCCTTAACAAGTTTGTAAACTCTAGGATCAACATTAAATACTTCAATGTCAACTCGCAGCCCGTACTCATCTAGGCTATGATCTACCATCTTACCAATCGGCTCGTTATGGTTGTGACCAAACAAAGCAACTGGGTTCTTTAGATAGTTACCTAATGCAGAATCTTTCTCCCAAGCGGAAGCTAGAACTACATCGCCAGCTCTGTCTTTAGAGACAGTAGAGGCGTAACCAGAGATGACAACTGATTCGTTACCATCCTCACCAACAGACTTAACTTCAAAAGAAGAGTCTATCCAAAAGTCCTTATTCACATCCATGACTAAGCTCCTTTGGTAGGTGCAGGTTTACCTGCTGGCTTCTTTGGTACAGGTTTTACTACAGGCTTAGTAGCTTTCGCTTTATAGTCTGCAACAAACTTGTCCCAAATAGTGTGCATCTTACGCGCCCCATAGTGTTTTGCAACATTTTTAGGGGTAATGCTATGCTTACCATCTGAGAAGAAAACTGCTTGTGATGGCAGTTTGTTCCCATAGATGGCATATAGTTTATTAAAATCCATAATGTCCATCACTCTTTTGTAGGGGCTCCGCCCTCTTGCCCAGTAACCTGGGAGTTAGAACCTGCAACGTTAGCTGGTATACGTATCTTGTTCATGAGATCATCTTCGATGGCCTCAAGTCTCAATACTTCACGTGCTTCGTTACCTGTTATAATACCATTATTAACCTTAGAGGCTAATTCGTCTGATAATGCTTTACCATCAGGAGCTAGTGCTAATACTTTACTAGTGTCTATCTTGACATCGAAGCCAAAGAAGAATTCTAGTGCACTCTCTACTTTCTTGACCATCGGAAGAACCGTTGTGTAGTAAAACAGATCAATGTTTGGGCGGATGTTAGCATTGTTACCACCCTCTAAGAGGATAGGTGGTATGCCTAATGACAGGGCTATCTGGTTATCAAAGCGCTCAATGTCTTCTTTAATCCCTAACTCATTTAAGTTAGTAGCCTGTACATTCTTACCCTTAGCACCACCATCTAGGATAAGTATATTTGACTTACCTTGACGTGGGTTGTGCTCTAGCCTGATTTCTTCTCGTTTCCGTGCTTTAGCACGAGGTGAGAGGTTCTGTTCAGTTTCTATAATAAGACCTAGGATAGTACCATTGTCAAAGAATTTCTCTTTGAAGTACTCCAACTTCTCTTTACGCTTAACAGCAGTAAGAGCCGATGAGAACCTAGAACGACCATCAATAGTTGATACACTACCGTTGGTATACGCATTGTCTCTTATAAATATAATTTCGTCTGGTTGATACGTTACAGTACCATCGTAAACGTACTTATTAATATACTTTCTCTTGTCTGCAAATACTTCCATATGTGCAGCAGGAACGTGATATAGGGCCTGCTCTTTCTCGTTATAGTGAATAAATGCCCAACCTTCAATTACGAGGTCTAAGTACACTAAGCGCCAAAAAGCGTTAGCATCCATAAACATGTTAGGACGTCCACCTAGGATACGCTGCATTGTAGCCTTTCGGATACCAGAAGCATATGTAGTGTAGGGGAACTTATCACCAACGTCGAAATTAATCTCAGCAGCAGAATCTACTAGAAAGTTAATACATCGATTAACTCTTTCAGACTCTTGGAATGCTTTCTGAGTTGTAAAGGGTTGCCTATTACTACGGGTCGCAGATGGCTTTTCCATGGCAATCTGGTCTTGAGCAGGATTTAATTTCTGGGTATCAACCCCAGTAAATAACTTCTTCCAATCCATTTTACACCAAAAAATTAAGCAGCGGGGTAGCTTTGTAGTCGATGTAATCGGCTACTCCGCCAGTACGGATGATGTTGTCTTCGACAAGACCATGCGCTTTACCGTGCATCTTCGTAACCCAATTGCGCTGTTTCTCAACAGTGCTAAGCA